CTATGGCTTGATAACCTATGAACTACGCTACGCTGTCTGCGACCATCAGTAGCTATTTGCAGAACTACGAGACAGACTTCGTAGCGAACATTCCTACGTTCGTTAAGCAGGCTGAACAACGCATCTACAACTCGGTGCAGTTCCCGGCCCTTAGCAAAACGGATACATTAACCGCAACGATCGGCGATCAGTACATCGACGCCCCTGCCGACTTCTTGGCAGTGTTCTCGTTCGCTGTGATTGATGGGACCGGGACGTACAGCTTTTTGCTGAACAAGGACGTCAGTTTTATCCGTGAGGCGTACCCCAAGGTCGCCGATACGGGGCTGCCAAAGCACTATTCAATTTACGGCCCGCAGACGTCTGCTTCCACTGAGTTGCGATTCATTGTTGGCCCCACGCCTGATGCTGCGTACGCAACGGAGCTGCAGTACTTCTTCTACCCCGAGTCTATTGTTACGGCCTCTAACACATGGCTCGGGGATAACTTCGAGTCAGTGCTGCTGTATGGCTGCCTCATCGAGGCGTATACGTTCCTCAAGGGCGAAGCGGATCTGGTGGCTCTGTACGACGGCAAGTACAAGGAAGCTCTGGCATTGGCCAAACGCCTTGGGGATGGTATGGATCGTCAAGATGCGTACCGTTCCGGGCAGTATCGACAGCCGGTAAACTGATATGGCCCTTACGCAAACCCTCGTCACCAGCTTCAAAAAAGAGAGCTGGCAAGCCGTTCACAACCTGGAAACAGACGTCCTTAAGATGGCTCTGTACACGGGGGCTGCGACGCTGAATGCGGGCACTACGGTCTACACCGTGACGGGCGAGACATCTGGAACGGGCTACACCGCAGGCGGCAAGACGCTGACAGGTGTTACGCTCATAACGGACGAAAAGACAGTGCTCTTGGACTTCAGCGATGTGGTCTGGACACCGGCGACCTTCACAGCGCGGGGCGCGTTGATTTACAACTCCAGCAAGAGCGACAAGGCGATTGCGGTCTTGGACTTCGGCGCTGACAAGACGGCGGTTAACACCTTCACTGTGCAGATGCCCGCCAACACAGTTAGTACGGCCCTGATTAGATTTGCATAAGGAGTTCCTGCATGTGGACACTGGTTGACACAACGCAGACCCCGAACTGGACGCAGACCGTTACAACCCAGACACCTAGCTGGACGCCGGTAACAACACTATAAGGAGGCGTCATGCCTAGTACATACACCACTTCCCTACGTCTGACGCTGCCTGCTACGGGCGAGCTTGCGGGTTCCTGGGGTTCGACTGTTAACACGGGCATCACGACGCTGACTGAGACTGCGATTGCAGGCACTGCGGCTGTGGCAATGACGGACGCCAACTACACGTTGACTGTCGCTAACGGCACGACCGACCAAGCTCGGAACATGTTCATCACGCTGTCTGGAACGCTGAGCACCACACGCAATGTGATCTGCCCCTCGGTGTCTAAGCTGTATGTGGTGACGAACAGCACGACGGGTAGCCAGTCGATTGTTTTCAAAACTGCGGCGGGCGCAGGCATCACGGTCGGTAATGGTCAGCGCAAGATGCTGTACTGCGACGGCACGAACGTGCTGGATGCAACGACGGGATACACGTCTCTGCTGTTTGATGCAGGCTCGGTCAGCGCCCCTTCGATCTCCTTCGTTGGAAATACGACCACAGGTTTCTGGCTGCCGACGACGTCTACCGTTGCACTGAGCACGGCGGGGTCTGAGCGGCTGCGTGTGGACAGCAGCGGCAACCTCGGGATTGGTACGAGTTCGCCAGCGGTGAAGTTGGAAGCATCTACAACTTCTGCTGGAGCGACTGTTGAAGTTCTGCGATTGAGCAATCCCGGAGCTGGTGCAAACACACAAGCGCAAATCAAGTTTTTTACCACCTCAACAAACTACGGAACAATTTCTGGCGGCTACGGCGCGTCCGCCCCACAGATGACATTTGATCTTCCAAATGGCACTGCGGGAAATTACGTTTGGCAGATTTCGTCAACCGAACGGATGCGCCTTGACACCGCCGGCAACCTCGGGGTTGGCACCACATCGCCTTCGACAAGGCTAGACGTCAACGGCAATGCGCAGTTGCGAGCAAGTGGGTATTTGTTGTTTTTGAACAGTGACAATACAAACAACTATTACGTTCAAAACAACGGGGCGACAGGCGCAGCAAACCCGGTTCTTGATTTTGTACAAGGCGGCATCGGAACCCGGATGCGCCTGAATGCCTCCGGCAACCTCGGGATTGGGACGAGTTCTCCGACATCCAAGCTGCACATTGTTGGTGGAGAACTAGCGGTTCAGTCTACATCGGGGTTTGGTGCAACATTTGCTAATACTGGTGGAATTGGTAACTACATCACCCTTTCGGACACTGGTTGGTCTTCAGCTATTGGAACAAGCAATGGCAACCTGATTCTTTATACGGCAGGGAATACGACTGAACGTGCTCGGATCGACTCATCCGGCAACCTCGGGATTGGGACGGCATCGCCTGCACGCAAGCTAGACGTCAACGGGCCAATCCGGATTGCTGACTCCACCGTACTGGAATGGGGTGGAACGTCGGTTTCAATCAACGGCGCAAGCTCGACAAACACCATGACTTTTGCAACCGCTTCGACAGAGCGGATGCGCCTTGACAGCGCAGGCAACCTCGGGGTTGGTACGGCTGCTCCTTCACAAAAAGTGCACGTTTACGGTACGGACGCAATCGTTTACAACCAAAGCACGGGCTCTGGAGCGACCCCTGTTGCTGGGTTTAGTTTGAGCCGCGCAGGCGCAAGCGCGGGGTTGGCTTCTCAATCATTGCAGTTTGACGTTGGTGGTGGCGGTGGGGGCGCGGATATATACTCGCTGCGAGAGTCTGGCGCCGGTGGGAACCTTGTAGTTCGTACTGATAACACGTCTGGCACTAAAGTTGAACGTCTCCGCATTGATACAAGCGGCAACCTCGGCCTGGGCGTCACGCCGAGTGCTTGGAATGCTTCATTTAAGTCGCTAGATTTCGGTTCTATTGGAAGCCTGACCACAAACGGAGTAGCTTCAATTCTAGCAAGCAACCTATTTGTGACCACTGGCGGGACAACAGTCTACAAAACAACCGCCGCCGCAACTTATTTCCAGCAGCAATTTGGCGCATTTACTTGGTACACAGCCCCCTCCGGAACCGCAGGCAACGCGATCACCTTCACACAGGCAATGACGCTGGATGCCTCCGGCAACTTGTTGGTTGGTGGCACAACCAATCCGTACGTAGCAGCAAACCGGGGCATTGTTCAATCAAATGGCGCAACCTCCGCTCTGTTCGGCCTTGCTGTAGGCGGGACTGCAGCCGGGTACATATTTAGCTCTGGATCGGGTCTATCCATCGGGGCTCCTACCGGACAGCCCATCCTGTTTGACATTAACGGCGAACGCGCACGGATCGACTCCTCCGGCAACCTCTTAGTCGGTGCGACAGCAGCAGGCACCTCAGCCGCCAAAGTCATCGGAATGGGCAACGCAACGGCCCCAACAACAAGCCCTGCAGGCATGGGTCAACTGTACGTCGAAGGGGGGGCTTTGAAGTTCAGAGGCTCGTCTGGCACCGTCACAACCATTGCTCCGGCATAAACATGAACCTTCCACAACTCCCCCAAGACAAAGCCAACCACCTGATCTACGGGCTGGTGATCTTCATCCTCGTGCATTTCTTCTTTGGCGTGATTGCGGGCTTGCTGGCAGGCACCGTGGCTGCTGTGGCTAAAGAGATCTACGACAAGGTATCAGGGAAGGGCAACCCAGAACTGCTGGACGCTTTGGCAACAATTGCAGGCGCCGTCCTCGGCGCCCTTGCTACCGCGCACATTTGATAAGGCACCTCATGGGTCACGAAATCATCGCCATTCTCTTCCTCTCGCGGGACATCGCGCATCGGGAACACTTAAGGACAACGTCCTACGCTGCACACATCGCGCTGCAAGAGTTCTATGACGGCATCATTGATCTCGCTGACAAGCTGGCTGAAGTCTGCCAAGGCCGTCACGGAATGATGAAGCCTGTGCCCTACCTGGAGCCAGAAGGCGAGCCGAACGTGGCTGACGAGCTTGAGTACCAGATGGACGAGATCGAGAGCGCGCGGTACAAGGCATTCGACAAAGCTGACTCACCCGTTCAAAACATCGTCGACGAGATCGTCGGCCTGTACCTGCAAACGCTCTACAAGCTGCGTCGGTTTAAGTAGGAGGCACTATGCTCAGCGCACTGATCTCTTTTCTTGGCGGCTCGGTCTTCCGCATGTTGTGGGGAGAAATCTCCGCGTTCATCAATAAGCGCCAGGACAACGCGCACGAGTTGCAGATGTTGCAGTTGCAGATGACCCTGGACGATCGCGCTCACACGCGCAATCAAGAAGCAATGCAGTTGCAGGCTCAACTTGGAATCAAGACCATCGAAGCGCAGTCCCAGGCGATGGTGGATAAAGCGGAAGCCGATGCTTTCGGTGAGGCGATGACCCGTGCATTCGGCCCGACAGGTTACTCCGCTGTGGATATCTGGAACGGTATCGTGCGCCCTGCCGCCGCAACCATCGCGCTGGCTCTGTGGGTGTGTAAGCTGATCACGCAGAACTTCCAGATGGCTGACTGGGACATGGAGCTTGTGGGGGCGATTCTCGGTTTCTTCTTTGCCGATCGGAGCCTTGGGAAACGTGGACGCTAAACCGGACTTGGCCATTGCTGCAGGACTGTGCAGGCAGTTTGAGGGCTTGTTCCTCAAGCCGTACCTCTGTCCGGCAAATGTGGCCACGATCGGTTTCGGCTCAACGCGGTATGAGAACGGTGTCAGGGTCAGTCTGTCTGACCCGCCGATCACCAAGCAACGCGCAGAAGAACTGCTGATCCACGAGCTGCTCAATATTCGCCCAACGGTGCTGAGACTGTGCCCAGGGCTTGACGCCTGGGGGCCAGGGGCTGTTGCTGCGATCCTGGACTTTGCGTTTAATCTCGGTACGGGTAACCTACAGGCATCGACACTGCGCAGGAAGATCAACGCCGGTGACCGTGATGCTGCAAAGCTGGAACTCAGCCGCTGGGTAAGAGGTGGTGGTAAGGTTCTACCGGGCCTTGTTAAGCGACGTGCTGCAGAAGCCGTACTACTTGGGTAAAGAACGTGACCATACAAAAGCTATTATTCAAGCCGGGCATCAACCGCGACAACACGGCGCTTACCGCTAAAGGCGGGTGGTTCGAGTGCGACAAGATTCGCTTTCGCTCTGGTGTGCCTGAGAAAATCGGCGGCTGGACACGCGACTTCACCGTTACGGAAGAACCCCTCAAGCCCGCCAATAACGGCTCGTTCTGGGGCGTTGGGCGCTGGATGTTCACTTGGCAGACCCTCGCAGGCCTCAACCCGATCGCCTACGGTACCAACTCTAAGTTGTATCTTCAGACGGGTTCTAGCGGAACCATCACCGACATCACACCGCTGCGCTACACAACCAAGGCGGGCGACGTTACGTTTACGGCCAATACCGTCGGCTTGACGGCTATTGTGACGGTCAACTGCACGAACCACGGCTGCACAGTCAACGACTTCGTCACGTTCTCTGGGGCGATTAGCCTCGGCGGAAACATAACGGCAGCGGTGCTGAACTCGGAATTCCTAGTTACATCCATCACAACTAACACGTTCACGATCAATGTCGGTGTCAACGCTACGGTTGCAGACACGGGAACGGGCGGTGGCTCGGTTATTGGCACATTCCAAATCCATCCAGGCCCGGATATCACGTATCCAGTGGCGGGCTGGGGGACAGGGAGCTGGGGCAGCGGCGTCTGGGGTAACACATCAACCAACACGGCTAGCTCGAACGCGCAGTTGTGGAGCGGGTGTAACTACGGCGAAGCGCTTATCACCAACCCCAGGTACGGCGGGCTCTACATCTGGAGTCCGGATCCAGCGTCGGTGGCGATCATCAACCGCGCTACGCTGCTGACACAGCAAACTTTCACCGTCACAAACGCAAACCCAGGCGTCATCACGCTGACCAGCGCACTTGAGGAAAATACGTCGTTCATTGCGTCTAGCAATGGCACCATGCCGACAAACTTGGTGGCGGGGACGACGTACTATCTTGTGAACGTGTCAGGGCTGACGGCTAACTTTTCAGCTACCTTCGCAGGTACTCCGATTGATACAACGGCTGGTGCCCAGACGGGAACTCATGCTTTAACTGTTGCAGACTGCCCCACAGCGTGCTCGCACGTTACGGTGTCGGACGGGTCGCGGTTCATCTTGGCGTTTGGCGTCAACGACTACAACTCCAGCGTGCGTGATCCGATGCTGGTACGGTGGTCAGACCAAGAGAACTACAACATCTGGACGCCGGCCATCACTAATCAGGCGGGTAGCTTCCGGCTCAGCCGGGGCAGTGAGATCCAGACATCGCAGCAAACACGTCAAGAAGTCTTGGTGTGGACAGACGCAGCGCTGTACTCCATGCAGTACCTGGGCCCGCCCTATGTGTGGAAGTTCGACATCCTGGCCGACAACATCTCAATCGCCTCGCCAAACTCGACGGCGGTGGCCAACAACATCACGTACTGGATGGGTGTGGACAAGTTCTATATCTACTCAGGCCGGGTAGAGTCCTTGAGCTGCACGCTCCGACAGTACATCTTTGGCGACCTGAACCTATCGCAGCGGTTCCAGTTCTTTGCGGGCACCAACGAGGGCTTCCACGAGATCTGGTGGTTCTATTGCTCCAAGAACTCCACAACGATCGACCGCTACGCCATCTACAACTACCTCGAAGGGGTGTGGGCGTACGGCAATCTTGCGCGCACCGCGTGGCTCGACTCCCCGTATCTTGCAGCGCCTATCGCGCTGAACTACGATGGCCAGATTCTGTACCACGAGGACGGCACCGATGATGGGTCAACAAACCCGCCTTCTCCGCTAGCGTCCTACGTGCAATCCGCCGACTTTGATATCGGTGAGGGCGATCACTACGCTTACGTGGACTCGCTCATCCCTGATCTGTGTTTTGACGGATCCACATCGGCGGCCCCGGAAGTCACGCTGACGGTTAAGCCTCGCCAGAACCCAGGTGCTGCATACAACACCGCGCCATCGAACCCCGACGTGGCCAGCGTTAACGACTACTCGGTGCAGAACAACTACCTCGTACAGCGATTCACGGAATACGTTTACGTGCGGGTTCGTGGTCGGCAGATGGCGTTCAAGGTCGAGTCCACTACGCTGGGTACAACGTGGCAAATGGGTGCGACGCGCATAAACATCCGTCCTGATGGTCGCCGGAGATAAGTATGGCTGCACTGATCGTTACCTCAGAAGATGCCATCAACCGGGTGGTGGCTCCTCGGCTACCCTCCGCTCCGAGTAACTACGACGCCAGATACCAAGAGCAGTTTGCGAACGTCTTGCGCCTGTACTTCCGGCAACTCGACAACATCTTAGGACAGCTCGTGACCGCTAACAGTACGCTCCCAATCTCGTTCAACAGCACCAGTCTCGATGCGTTTGGCAGGTTGCAAGTAAGCCAGCCGTACACGCTCTTCGATAGCCAGAACCGTTACGCTGCAGACGCGCAGTTCGACACGACGTTGGTTACAGGTGGCACGACGACATATCTGCCAAATGAGTCGTCAGTTCAGCTAAATGTAACCACGTCGTCTGGATCTTCGGTTGTCCGGCAGACCTTCCGTAACTTCCCGTACCAGCCCGGTAAGGGCTTGATGCTCATGGCGACGTTCGCAATGAACGCGGCGAAGCCGGGACTGCGTCAGCGCGTGGGGTACTTCAACACGCAGAACGGTGTGTTCTTCCAGCAAGCCGACTCGGCAAAAGCGTTCGTGCTCAGGTCGTACATCAGCGGTGCCACTTCCGATGCGCGCACGGTTACGCAGGCCAATTGGAACGGCGACAAGCTCGACGGCACAGGCGCTAGCGGCATCACGCTTGATACAACCAAAGCGCAGATCCTGTGGATGGACTTTGAGTGGCTGGGTGTTGGATCGGTTCGCTGCGGGTTCTTCATTGACGGGCAGATGATCATCTGCCATACGTTTCAGAACGCAAACGAGATCTCGACGGTCTACATGACCACGGCTATCCTGCCCGTGCGCTACGAGATCACGAACACGGCCGCTACGGCCACAGCATCCAGCATGCGCCAGATATGCTCGACGGTTATCTCCGACGGCGGGTACGAGCAGACATCAATTGAGCACATGGCGCGTCGGACGTCCGTACCTGCGGGCAACTTCATCACCACGGCGTTCTATCCGTTGGCGTCCATTCGTCTGGCCTCGACAGCGTTGGGGGCCGTTGTTCTCCCGCTCAACTACGACTTCTTGCCGACAACGGTGGACAACTACGAAGTCGCCCTGATCAAAAACACCACGCTCACCGGCGCATCTTGGACAGCTTCCGCTACCGATGCAAACGTCGAGGTCGACTACACAGCTACGGCAACATCAGGCGGCACGATTGTCTCTAGCGGGTACACCTCGGGTAAGTCTGGGCGGATACCGCTGACCGCTTCAGGTACCTACAACTGGGATTTGCAGATCGGGGTGTCTCTGGCCGGGGTTAGTGATACCTACACTCTATGCGCCCGCACGCTTGCCAGTACTGGCGCTGGGTGGGGAGCGCTCTCTTTCTACGACCTCACACAGTAACTTTGGCGTATAACCTTGATCATGCTAAACTTTAACAACCCCCTTTCCGCGAGGCATTCATGAGCCTTCAAGCTGCTGCACACCATCTTGCGTCTAAAGGAAGGGGCGAGGATTCGCTGCTAGTCCACATGACACCCGGCGAAGTCAGCGGATTGCAATCTCTTGCAATGGCGCATGGCGGCTCCCTCACGCGCAATCCTGACACGGGTTTGCCTGAAGCCGGGTTCCTCAAAAGCATCCTCCCCACGCTGATCGGCTTGGGCGCTAACTTCTTTCTCCCAGGTATTGGCGCTGCGGGCGCAGCCGCTCTAGGCGCTGGTGCAGGCGCGCTGACCAACAAAGAAAACCCCTTGATGGGCGCTATTGCTGGTGGCCTGGGTGCGTATGGTGGTGCGAGTCTTGGTGCCGGGCTGCAATCCGCCGGCGCTTCTGCCGCTGCAAACGCGGCCCCCACCGCTGCCGCAGGCGTTGCTCCATCACAGTTTAGTTTGGCCGCTCCAACGCAACTGATGCCTGCCGCTGCAGCGCCGTCTGCTGGTGCCTTTGCGACTCCGGAGTTGTTTGCTGCCGAAGCGGCGCAAGCCGCAGCGCCGTCAGCCGGGTTTGCCGTTCCCGAACTCTTCTCGCCGCAAAGCATGGCTGCTGCAGCGACCCCCGCGCCATCGAACATGGTTGCACGAGCAGCCGCTGAAAACGCGTTCTATCAGCAGCCGGGCATGGATCGTTTCACGCAGGGCTTATCGTCTTCGCTGGCCACCCCTTCAGACTTCATGAGCAGCGTTGGCGGTGGCTCAGGCCTTCTTAAGAGCGCAGCGATGGCTGCTGCTCCGGTCATCATGGCTCCGCCTGAGACGTTCCGCAACCCTGAAGACGAGTACGGCGACATTCCGAAATACCGTTATGACGCGGGATATACAGGCGGCGAATACCTGCCCGGTTCTGCGTACACGGGTGAGAAACAGTACTTTAAGCCGAAGTACACACGCTTGGCCGAAGGCGGAATTGTCAGTCTGGCTGCGGGCGGCAGTCTCTTTGCGCGCGCTGCGCAACAGAACCCAGAAATGGCTGCGGCCCTTGCCGCAAATAGTGCGGTCAGGCCTTTGCCTAACGTCATGAGGGACGATCTCCCGGCTCCTGTGCAATCGCCAGATCCTACTGCGCTGGAGCGCGGGCCTAGACTTACGACGATGCCTGTGCAAGCTCCTGTGCAAGCTCCCGTGCAAGCTCCTGTGCAAGCTCCTGTGCAAGCTCCTGTGCAAGCTCCTGTGCAAGCTCCCGTGCAAGCTCCTGTGCAAGCTACTGTGCAAGCTCCTGTGCAAGCTCCTGTGCAAGCTCCCGTGCAAGCTCCTGTGCAATCGCCAGATCCTACTGCGCTGGAGCGCGGGCCTAGACTTACGACGATGCCTGTGCAAGCTCCTGTGCAAGCTCCCGTGCAAGCTCCTGTGCAAGCTCCTGTGCAAGCTCCTGTGCAAGCTCCTGTGCAAGCTCCCGTGCAAGCTCCTGTGCAAGCTCCCGTGCA